ATAGCATTATTTTACAAAACAGCCATTTATTATTTGCGGCTTTCCGCTGGCGCCGATCTCTGCAATGGCACTGCGGAAATAGTTAGCCGACTGCACGCCGATTTTTTGCATTATCTTATCGCACGAAATATTGATTCGCGCCATGCGTTCATCAAGCGTCAACACGTCAATATCGGTCGATTCTCCGGGCTGTACACCGCGCGTTTTGGCAATGTATCTATCGTGCGCCTTTTGTTTGCGGTCTCTTGTATAGCAGGGGTGGCACGTTGACGAATTGTTTGCAATTTCAGCACCGCAAGCGCACTTTTTCTTTTGAGAGTATTCGGTGCGTCTCCAATAAGTTTCATTTGTTGTCATTTGAAAAAGCTCCTGATGGTTGGGATAATGATAAGCGACATTGCAAGGCCGGTTAGTAGCGTTGAACAGGTGATTCCGATGATTACAGCCGCCGTCATTTGTTCGCCTCGTGCAATGTGTAAATAGCGTAGTTGTATGCGAACACTCCGCCGATGTAGTGTTTCGCGCGCTTGCTTGAAATGTTGTATTCTTTTTGCAGCTCTGCAATACGAGCCGGGAGCCGTGCGATGTGGTTGCCAAAATCGGTAAATAGCGAACACTGGCCGAACTCTTTGAGATGCGACAAAATGCGAGCGCGTTGTGATTCGCGATGCTCAAATATTGCCATTTGCTCGACTGCCACGCCGTCACGTTTCTCTATCATTCTATCACCTCTCATTGTAAAAAAGTGCGCCGGTGTGTGTTATAGATTCTACAATACAACACATGCAATTGTTATTGCCACCGGCGCACCGTTGAAATTAGAAGCCTATATTTTCTTCAGTCGGGAAACTGTCGTCGCCGTGTTCATCTTTTCCATTAAGGATATCATTGATGAACTTCGGGCGCAAGTAATCGTTTGACAGTTCGATGCGTGCAAGGCCCTTCATCGCTTTTGACACGCCTGACACCTTGCGACCTTCTCTGCCGTCCTTGCGATCATACGCGCTGATGGTGAGCATGCAGTTTGCGCCGGTGACTTTTTCGACGTCGAACCCTTTTAGCTCATCAGCAGTAAAAGGAACTCCGCGCCATGCGTCAAGGTCTTTGCGCAATGATGCCTTGCCATGCAGCGACAGCACATACTCCTTGCAGAACACAAACCTCTTTCCGTCTGTCTTGCGCGCCTCATTGAGTTCCCAAACAATCGAAACCTTGTGCTTGAGAACTGTTGCCGGATTATCCTTGTCGAAACTCTGTGTTTCGCGCTCTCCAAGATCGATAACCTCTGCACACACCGCCTGGTATGTGCCAGTCTCAATCTGCTCGAAATTTCCTTCCGGCTCTTTGGCGATGATTGGCATCGCAACCCCCTTACTTAATTGAGATGTTTTGACGCACAACAAGACGTGCGCCGGTGATAGTTTCGCCCGACTCAATCGCTTTTTTGATTGCGGTTTTGTCAGGCTTTACAGAGATTTCTGTGCGGTAAAAATCAGGGAAATGTTCCGACAGATCCCGCATGTCTGCCATGTCGAGAGCATCGAGCTCAACCGCTTTCGATGTGCGGAACCCTACAGTAAACACTCCGGCCTGTATGCCGTCTGCCGGAACGTTTGCGGCCAGGTATGCCTTGAGACGCTCAACGGTCGTCTCGTCGCGCTGTGCGGCAACAGTGAGCCGTTTGGCCTCATTGCGGCGCATATCTGCAAGAGCCTCATGCTCCCGGATGATTGTACAGATGGCTGCGCACTTATCGCTCATCTGTTCCTGCACATCGTCAAGCGCATACTCAATGCCGGTAAGTTCGCCATCAGCGGCCTCGACCTGTGCCATGATGGCACGATATTCATGAGCGATCTCATAGAGTTTCATTGCGGCTCCTTAAAACGGTAAAAATGAAATTACTGAACCGTCTGCGAGAATAACGACGCATCCATTTATTGTCTGCGTAACTGATACAACCGGATCGCTGTGCCACATTTTTTTTTCAGCATCTTTGAACAGGATGTACCGCGATCCGTTTCTGCTGTACTGAGTGCCGATGATGGTAGCCACATTGGAAAACGTAATCATTTGCGCACCACCGACTTCTTGATGATGCGACCGGCGCACATGAACCTCGTGCCCATGTGCGTTGCACGAGCGTCTGCGCACTGCGCCTGAAGCTCTTTCGACCGCTGAATCGTTTCGCTAACTGATTTCACCGCACCCCCTCCTGCTTGTTGTGTCGTTTGCCGTTAATAACAATATACTATTATGTTGCCATAAGAGTGTACTATTATTTTAATTATTTTTTAATCCTCCATCCACCAACGGCGCACTGCTCCACCTCGACGCATCGCACTGGTCGCGGTAGGTATCGGTGGTGGCAAACGTCTCTATGGCACTCTTCAAGTTTTTCATGCGGCGCAATGTGGTCGCATTCCTTGACGTGGCAAGCATCAGCCTTTTCGCACACGACAAGCGGTTTTGTGTCGCTCATTTTGTCGACTCCTTGTCAAGCTGCGAAATAAACATCATGTTGCACATAACATGGTCTGCATGATGCAGCTTTGATTCATGATCGAAATAATTGCCTTTTTGCAGTTCTACAATGTGTCGCATTGCAGCGTCGATGTACTTCTGCTTTTCTACGTTACGCCACGATGTTGGCGATGGATATTTCTTACAACCGTATTCTCTGATTGAAACAAGACCTTCTATTGCGTCCCAGCACAGGAGCGAATATCGCGCCTTGCCAGCTGTCTGCTTGTCTTTTTCGGAGTGACAAACATCACATACTCCGCAAGAAAACGGGGCATTTTCTGCCGACATTGGCTTTCTGCACCTTGCGCATACTATTTCATTTATCATTTCGTCGCCTCCTCCATGCACTTCTTGCAGATGTGCTGTGTTTTCGCTGTTGATTGGTACGCAAGCACCGTGTAGCCATTCTCAACTGCGTACTGGATTGTACGCAGTTCGCCGCACACGTCGCACTGCATGAGCTTGTCGGTTGGTTGGATGATCACATTGTCTCCTGTATTTCGTGTTGATCCGCTTCTTTTTTCACAATCTCTGGGCAGTTGTTTTTGTCGTAATATATCCCGGTTAAATTGTCGTAGATCAATTCCACGAGACCCTTTGACCCGTGAATTTTTTGTTTGATCTTTTGAATGTGAATATCTACATATCTGCTGTTCCTCTTTCTGTAAACTGTTATGGCATTATCTGCCTTGTTGTACCAATTAGCAGAGCCGCTAATATCGTATGGTGTCGGCACCTCATAATTTCCGTCATCGTCTTTTTTCATCTTGGTTGGATGCGCGACAATCCACAGCATGATATTTCTTTTACGGGCCCAACGGCGCAACCTTGCAAGGCACCGGCCTATGTAGTCGGTCTCACGTTCTCCAGGGCGTAGTTTTGTCTCGAGCTCATTCCATGGGTCGATAACAAACCCGTCGGGCTTTATCGCTTCCCAGTTTTTGTCGAGAGTGTTTATAAGAGCGTCGAGGCATGAGTCACCGTCTTGAAGATCAATGAGTGTAAAATGCTTCCCAACATATTCCGCTGCTTGTATGATGTGCGCATCATCCATATCGCGGTGTGTCTTACGGTCTTTGTTCTTCCCAAACATTTTATCAATCAATTTTAGCGCGTGGTTTTCTTTCGGGAAGTTCTCGGGAGAGAATACGCAAAACTTCAACTTGTGCATTTTAACAAGGCAACATAGAAGTGCGTCGAGGAATTCAGATTTTCCGCTTGAAGGTGCCCCGGTTACAACCGTAAGCAACCCTCGAGCAGATTTATAGTGCATGTCGAGAGCTTCAATCCCGCTTTTATATCCAGCGTCGAGAGTTGTTTTTGCAAACGCCGCAATTGAGGCGCCATTAGGGCCAAGTTCCCACACCGACCCGCTACCGGTAGAAAAACCGTTTATCGCTGATTGCAGGGCTTCTATGCGCGAAGAAACCGCATCAACGTCGTCGTGCTCTGAAACGCTTGCGAGCGCACACGCCATTTTAGACAATTCCCTGTGCATAGCGTGCTGTCTTACGATTCTTGCGCATGTCATAGGGCTGTCGGATGAGGAGCCATAGAGCGCATCTGAAATTGTCGACGGCCAATGAGTGCTGAATCCGCCAAGAGCATAAACTACTGCTGATGTGTCGATCATCGTTTTTGTTGCATAGAGCTTTTGCAGTGCACAGAATATTTCTTTAGCCTCTGCGCTTGCAAGCCATTCAGGACGAATCGACTCGATAGCAGTCTCCCATCCGTCGTACTGTGATATGATCCCGCCTACTAACCCGAGCTCGTATGATGAGTGTGACATTAGCAGACCAACCTTTTCTTCGGTGCTTTTGGAGCTTCGTATGCCATTGTCTTTAACCAACGACCTTCGGAAAGCCAATTGTCAATATCGCCGACATATTTGCTTTCTGTTTTTTCAGCTAAGCATTTAGCGGCATGACCAACAGCACCTGCTATTATTTCTTCACGGTTTATTTTGTGGCCGTTTTTTCTCGCTTTCATCAGTCCAGTTACTACTAAGGCCTGATGGTTTCTCCATTGTGGAGGTCCGACTCTGCATATCGCAATGTCAAGTGGCTCAGTCTCATTCGTATTATCTAACGATAATACTTTATCCACTCCAATTCCATGAGGCAATGGCAACTGGTCACCATCTGCTATGGCACATGCTATAGCAGAATCTGTTGAGTATCTTGATTCTGCTCCCTTTTTGCCACTTTTTGATTTTGATTCACTTCGTTCAAGATCTTTTAGTATTCTTCTGCTATAGAAAATCCCATCTTCTGTAACAGAAAAAACATTAAGATCTTCAAGAGATTTTAACGCAGAGTCAAGATCTTCTCGAGAAATTCTTATAAGATTTGCAATTGTTGATAGAGTTGGTGTTTTCCCTCCTACTAAAAGAAAACCCCTTCTGTCAGATTGCCACATCATCCCGATCATTTCAAACCACACACATCTTTCGGAAGGAGTCAATAGGCGTATCTCTTGATCTCCAAACCAGTCACGCCAAAACCACGGATGGTAAGGCAGATCTTTTTTATTCATTCCCACTCAAACCCCCAAAATGCAAAAAGCCCTTTATGATCTCCGGTTGACTCGTAAATGTGCCACTAACCACAATGGCGCAAAAACTCCGGAGACCATAAAGGGCCTCGATGTGGTTAAATTCAATTGCCGGAGTCAGCGGCAGAATCAATATACGTCTACGCGCTTCCGTGCGCAAGTGCTTTTTTTAGCGCTTGGTGGCACGTCAGGCAATATTTTCTGTCACGGTTTTTCCTATCTTCGCTCGTTACCACCATGTCTCCGGTGCCGCCTGTATGCAGCCCGTACAGGTCGCCACGCAGCACGACTCGAACCGTGGCATTATCGCCACGACGTGCAGGGAACGCCACGCCGTCGTACGATTTTTGATCATCTGCAACCTGGTCTGGCACAGTTACAACCCAGTCTCCGTAGTGCGCCTGAGCGCGTTTTGTGTACGAGTATTTCATTTTTTGCTCATGTGGCCCAGAAGGTCCGGTTGGTGTGTTATTGTTCGCAATCCATAAAATCACTAATATCAGAGTCGCTCGGGATATTGGAAGAATTATACATTTCGTAAAACCAATCATTAAAACCGGCGAGCGAAATCTCAAAATCGCAATCTTGAGCCGGTTCGAGTTCTGATTCGATCATCCATTTCCCCGACTCAAGGCGGACAACAGGAGACATTGGCATATCGCTACGATCGCCATGATGAAAATCCCTAGCCGCCGCATAAATTTCTTCAAATGTTCCAACTGTACGCATTTTCTCAACCCCTTGTTTTGTTGTGTTTCCGATCACCCGACCGGCTATACAGATAATATACACTAATTTAAGCCAAGTGTGTAGAAAAAGTGCAAAATAGTAAAATATTTTCAACCTGCTAAAATTGTTTGCAATTGTCGCGCATTATAGTATATTACTATTGACGACAACACAACGATGGAGATAAAATGCGACGTGTCGAGACACAACGACCAACAGCGGGGCGGCCTAAAATCGGGCCGGTGATCACGTTTCGGGCCAATGCGGACGATGCCGAGTATCTGCGCTCAATGCCGTGCGCCTCGGCTGTGATCCGTGATATTGTTGCCTGTGAGGTGGCAAAGATGCGCCGTCACGACCGGCTCAGGGCTGCTGCAAATGGCTAAGCACACTGCAAAATGCAGCCACGGGCCGCTGTGCCGCGACAAGTGCCAGCGGAAGATTCCGCACGCCGTCGAGATGCCCGACTCTCACGCATGGGTGCCGTATGAGTGCCATAGGAGAGGCGTTGTGACGACTGTAATGCTGCGCAGGTGCGAGCTATGAGCAACGGCAAGGGCGGCACGTACCGGCCGTACAACGTGCAGCACTACTGCGACAACTACGATGTTATTTTCGGCCATGATGGCACAATGTCGTTTGCAAATCGTTCCGACACGGGGAAAACGGTAGCGAACAGATACCCCAGGTGCCATACATGCGGAGTAAACACATACGCAACATGCGCATCGTGCGACGGTGTGAGCAAATGGAGGGCGAAATGATAACACCGACACAATTCGACGATATTATCGACGCTAAAACGAAGGCTGTAATGAATAAATATATACCTATTGGCGATGTGAAAAAAAATCCCAATAATCCGCGCATTATTAAGGATGATAAATTTGCAAAACTTGTTGAGTCCGTCAAGTCGTTCCCACAAATGCTTGACTTGCGACCAATCGTTTGCAACAGCGACATGGTCGTTCTCGGCGGCAACATGCGACTCGCTGCGTGTAAAGCGGCAGGGCTCAAAGAGGTTCCGGTTATTATTGCCGACAACCTAACCGAAGAGCAACAGCGCGAGTTCATTATAAAGGACAACGTTAGCGGCGGCGAATGGGACTGGTCGATGCTCGCCAACGAGTGGAACGCAGATGAGCTTGACGCGTGGGGCTTGGATATTCCAGAGATCGAACAGGTGCCAGAAGATGGGCTAACCGATGAGGACGCCGTTCCTGAGCTTGCAGCGGAGCCGGTGACGCGCCTTGGCGATGTGTGGACGCTTGGAGATCATCGGTTGATGTGTGGCGATAGTGCGTCAATCACCTCGGCAGAATTGTTGATGGATGGAAATCTCGCGGATATGGTTTTTACCGACCCCCCGTATGGAGTCTCGTACAAAGGAAAGACAAAAGACGCTCTTGAAATAGAAAACGATTCTTCTTCCCCCGAAGAACTCAAAGAGATGGTTACGGCGTGGTTTTCATGTGTTGATGCCGTGATACGCCCCGGAGCGTATTTGCTTGCAACGGTACCGCCTGGACCGTTGCACTTAATTTTTGCAAGCGACTGGCTTGATCGTGGCTGGCTTCGGCAGATTATGGTATGGAATAAATCGTCGATGGTCCTTGGCCACAGCGAATATCACTATAAACACGAGCCTATTTTGTTTGGATGGAAAGAAGGCGGCGACCGTCTCAAGAACGACAACAGAACAAAGACTACTGTTTGGGATTTTGATAAGCCAAGCGCAAACCGTGAGCACCCAACTATGAAGCCGGTTGAAATGTGGGAGTTCGGAATAACAACACACACAAAGCGCGGTGATATTCTGTTTGAACCTTTCGGAGGTTCTGGAACAACAATGATCGCATGCGAGAAACTCGGTCGCAAGGCGCGACTAATGGAACTCGACCCGAAATACTGTGACGTGATTATAAATCGGTGGCAGGACTTCACTGGCCGCGATGCTGTGCTTTCCGACGGACGTACTTTCGCCGAGGTGAGCAATGCCTAAAATGGGAACAGCGTCACGCAAAGATGCAATGGTCGAGGCTCTTGAAAAATGCCTATGCAATGTCACACAGGCAAGCAAGCTGTGCGGCGTATCAAGGCATACCCATAATGACTGGTTTATCCACGACACAGATTATCGCACACGATGCGAGGCACTTGCAGAAGTGCAAAAAGATTTTGTCGAGTCGCAGGCTATGTCGCTCGTAAAGGATAAGAATGCGCAGATGATTATCCATTTTTTGAAAACAAAATGCCGAGATCGTGGATATGGCGACAAAATTGACATCGAATCATCGGTTACCATCGTAAACAACGAAGCCGCCGATGCTGCAATAGAGCGCATGGGAGGCGCTGATAAAGCGCGTGAGATACTGGCAGGGATACTTGAGCACCAGTAGCGCAGAGGTTGCAGAGGCTATTGCAGCAGCCCAACGGCTGGCTCACAACGACCTGCTGTTTTATGTGCAAAGCTCGTTCAAGGGCTACCAAACAGCAGAGTGTCACCGGCGTATATGCTCGGAGCTGATGGAGTTTGAGAGGGCTGTACGCAACAAAGAATCCCCTCGGTTGATCATAGAGCTGCCCCCGCGTGCAGGTAAATCGCTGATATGCGCTGAACGATTCCCGACATGGGTATTAGGGCGTGATCCTGCCGCACGAGTAATCACAACATCCTACGGCTATGATTTAGCGGCAACATTTACAACGCATTCACGCGATTTATACAAATCTGATTTTCACAAAGGCGTTTTCCCGCAGTCGGCAATCTCTCAATCAATCGCAAAAAACAACGATTGGGAGACCATAAAAGGCGGCGGGATGTTGGGCGCTGGTGTCGGCGGCCCGATCACTGGTAAGGGCGCGCAGTATCTCATAATTGATGACCCTGTGAAAAACTGGGAAGAGGCGTTATCGAAGAAAAACCGCGATTCGACATGGGACTGGTTTGCCACCACTGCATATACTCGGCTTGCTCCTGGTGGCGGCGTGTTGATTATCATGACTCGGTGGCATCCTGATGATTTGGGAGGAAGAGCCATTGCAAGCGGTGATTATCGAGTAGTAAAATATCCTGCGATAACGGAGTCGGGAGAATCATACGATCCTGTGCGGTGGCCGATAGAAGAGCTTGAAAAGACTAAAAAAACAATTGGCACAACAAAATTCTCGTGCCTCTATCAGCAAGACCCTTCGAGCGCAGAGGGGCAGATATTCAAGCGTAAGTTTTTCAGGCATCATCTTGAGAACCCTACTAAATTAAAACGTATGTGCATATCTGTCGACGCTGCTTTTAAGGACGCTTCGACAAGCGATAAGGTGGCGATACACGCATGGGGAGAGGTCAACCGATCCTATTACCTGTATACACGTGATACGCGCAGAATGGGGTTTGCCGAGTCTGTTTCGGCAATCAAAAAAATGTACGCTGAGTTTTCTGGGCTGAACCCAACGATTTTGATAGAGGAAAAGGCAAACGGATCAGCCATTATTGAAACATTAAAATCTACATTCTCAAGGATAATCGCTATAAATCCTGAGGGTGGCAAGGTCGCTCGTGCGTTTGCATGTGATACGCTGTTTGAGGCTGGCCGAGTGTCATTTAATGCAGCTTCCCCGTGGATTGAGGAATTTGAAAATACGCTCGCAGATTTCCCGGCTGTTGAAAACGATGACGATGTTGACGCAATGACTCAGGCTTTGAATTATCTTGAGTTTAACGGCAATATCCCATCAGTGCAATATGGACACCTAAACTATTGAGGCAATATATGAGCTATGAACTCGAAGGAAAAGAGAGCAAGCAATCCGGCAACGAGATTTTTTACCCGGCTACTGGCAACATCAACATCATAACGGCCAACCCGCACGAATCTATTGATGCCTTTTACGAGTATTCAGGTGGCGTGTGTGACGGCACAATGATCGTGCCGCATATCATCGAGAGCGACCGCAAATACATCGAGCGGCGGTCGTTTTCGTCTTACGTCAACTTGTTTGCACCTGCCATTGATGCTCAGGTGCGCCCAGTGTTCGACAAGCTTATTGAGCGCACTACGTCAAGCGCAAAGTTAGAGGCGTTTTGGAAAGATTGCGACGTTCGAGGCACGAAGATCAACAACGCGATGCGGCGCAACGGCGAGACCGTGAGGGCCCACAGTACCACTTTTGTGATCATGGATAACTATTCTTTGGCAGAGCAACCGGCGACCGATGCCGAGGCGATTGCAAAGCGCATATTCCCGTATATCTACACGAAAAAGCCGCAGGATGTAAAGGAGTACAAACTCGGCAAGCGCGGCGAGTTGCTGTCGATCACGTTTTACAATGGCGAATATGAAGCAGCTGACGAAAAAGGCGAGAAACATTGTTACACCAAATACTTGCGCCTTGACGATAACGAAATCTACGAATACTACATCGACGCGAAAAACAATGAGCGAGAAATATCCATCAACGTGAACGCATTGGGCCGCATCCCTGTTGTCGTGATGCGAGACGCTGTGCCGGATTGCGGCGAACTGTGCGCGGCTCCTAAGAGTTATGGCATGATGCGTATTTCTCATTCCTTGTTCAACAAAGATTCAGAGATGCGGGAGCTTGAGCGCAAGCAGTTGTTCTCACTGCTCACGATGGAAAACAAAACAGGTGCACCACCTTCTGACGTTGCCGCCGGTTCTGCCAATGTGTTGTTTTATGCCGACGGTGCCAAAGTTCCGGCCTACGTCGAGCCAAACCCCGCTATTCTGTTGGGACTGCTCCAAACGAGAAACGCGCTTCGGGAAGATTTCCTTTTTGTCGCTGGTCAGTCTGGCGTGCTGGGCGTGCAGACAGCGAAGAGCGGCACCGCTATGGCGTTCGAGTTTATGGCGCGCGAATCGGTCATTGTCGAGTCGATGGAAATTTGTCAAAACGCAGAGAACGAAATTGCTCAGATGTTCCTTGACATGACGAACGAGAGCAACGCAACGTTTGAGATCAAATACTCAACGTCCTACACCCCGGCCGACGATGCCATGCAGTTGAAATTCATCGACGCGGCGTTTTCCTACGAGATGCCTGATGCTGCTCGTAATGCCGCTGCCGTGATGCTGTTGCAGAAGCTCGATCCTCATGCAAAGGCTGAGACCATCCTTGAAATGGTCGATCAGATGAAGAGCGACGTTGACAACCGCCTCAAAGATGAAACAGCAAACGAGGGCGACACGGTTTGACGTACTCTGATCTTATAGACCAAATAACAATGGCAGAGCTCACCGGTTCGCCGTGTGTCTTGGTGCGCTGTGATTTAGCCGGTGATGATTTTTACACCGAGGTATTTCGCGCCAATGCTCGCACTCATGAGGTTGCCGGGATGCTTGCAATCGGTCAGCGGATCGTGCTAAACGAGGTATCGGCTAATGGCTAAAATCAAAGGCGCCAATGCAAAGAACGTGAACGCCGCAACACGGTCAATCTCTAAGCTGTCGGAGCGGTATCAGTCAATCGTAAAAGAAGAGCTCGCCAAAGGCAAGACACCTGAGCAAGCGACAAAGGCAGCGCTACGGCGCTCTAAATTTGTCAATGAATCGCTCGGCATCGTTGATGAAGGCATACGCACAAGCGTACTGGCAACGGTGCAGGGCGGTGGTATCAAGGGCGCTGCTGCGTTCGTTCGCAAGACATATCTCAATGATACATTCGACGGCGTGCGACTCTCAGATCGCATTGTGCAGGTTGGTGAGCTCGGCAGCGCGGCTGTATCTGATGCGATCCGAGAATCAATGAAGATCGGCAAGGGCTGGAACGGTCTCGCCCGTGATATCGCAAAGACTGATCTAATCAGCAGTGACCCTACAAAGCGCATGGGAGAACTTGTCGACAAGGCTCGTGCTGCGTTTCGCGGTGATCCGGTCGCGGTGGCAGAGTACAAAAAAGAGGTTGCCAAAGCGACCGCGCATATCTCCCGACTCAAAGTTGATGACCGCGCCACCGGACAATTGCGCCGAGCATATCAGCGGGTGCTGACCGCCACAGAGATCGGCAGCGAAAAAGCTGTTACTGCCGCACTCGAAAAAGCCGTTGCCTCGAAAATGAAATACAACGCACAGCGGATCGCACGAACTGAGATGAGCAAGGCTTACGGCGAGGGACGAATTGCAGAGGCAAAAGCTGATCCCGATATAGCTGCGTTGCGTTGGGTGCTGTCGGGTTCCCACGTCGACGTAGATCCGTGCAACGACAACGCCACAGAAGATAGATATGGATTAGGGCCTGGCGTTTATCCTCCCGATAAACTCCCTGAGTTCCCCCAGCATCCGAATTGCCAATGTGATGTGGAGCCAGTATTTGCAGACGAAATACCAAAATAGGGCCGTGACGGTCGCTTTTTTCTGATGGTGAGCCGGTTCGCAGTGATGCGACCGGCTTTTTTGTTGCACTGCCAAGTCGCAAAAATGCTACTCGTTGCAAAAATGCTACCACGAGTCGCATTCCTGCATTATATTAAACACCATACGCGGGACATCCGCACCACAAAACACAACGCGCCGGGACATCCGGCAGGGGGATTTATGGATTTCGCAGAGGCAATGGCCGCCGTCAGGGCTGGCAACGCAACTGAGGATCACATTAGCGCAGTCGAAAAGCATTACAACGATGCGAGCTCGGCAGCGAACGGCCACAAATCAAGGGCTGAGACTCTTGCACAAAAGGCCGCGAAGGCTGAAAAGTACGAACGGTCACTATCGGCGCAGGGTTTCGACCTTGCAGGAGATCTTGACAGCCAGTTTTCAACCTTCAAAACCAAGGCCGCCCCCAGCCAGAATGATGAAATGTCTCGGCAGCTTGCGTCGGTAACGGCAGAGCTCAAAGAGATACGAGAGGAAAAGAAGCGCACGGCTGATGAATTGGCGCAGGAAACTGCAAAGAATCATTTCGGCCAAACGTTCAACGATTCGAAATTCATTGGTGGCGATATGTTCCTTTCTGCGCTTATGTTGCAGGGGAAAATCGGTGTCGATGAAAAGAGAAAGCCTTTCGTAAAGATCGGTGATGAGTTTCTTCCCGGCGACGAAGCGAACATTGAAAAGCTGATAGAAGCGCATCCGAGCATTAAAAAAGCTCGTGCAAATCAGCAGAGCGCAGGCGGCGGTTCGTCCGGCGCAAGCGGTGGAACAAAAAACAAAATGGATGAGTCATCTTTTAATAAGCTCGGCGCAAAAGAAAAAGCCGCGTTTATGGCAGGTGGCGGAACAATTATTTAAGGAGTTGACAAATGTCAAACACTCTTACGACTATCGCCCCGATTCTCTACTCTGCTGCTAAAGAAGTGGCTGCCGAACCTGTCGGCATGCTCAATGCAATCAACATGAATTTTGACAACAAGGGTGTTGCCAAGAACGATACCGTGCGCGTCCCTGTTGCACCTACTCGCACCATCTCCGCTTTCACCCCTGCCGCTGTTTCGACAACCGGCACCGACGCAACCAGCTCTGCTGTTGCTGTCACCATCGCCGACAGCAACAAGGTATCATGGCACCTCGACGGTGAGCAGATTCGTTCTCTCGAAAACGGCGGGAACTACCAGGACTGGGTTCGCCAGATGACTCTTCAGGGCATGCGCGCTCTCCGCAATGATGCCGAGGCAAAAGCATGGGCCGAAGGTCGCAAGAACTCAACCCGCGCTTCCGGCGCACCTGCCACCGATCCTTTCGCAACGACTGTCGGAAACCTCACCGCAGCACGTCAGATTCTGCTTGACAACGGCGCTCCTATGGCCGATCTTCAGCTTGTCATTGACAGCGCTGCCGGTACCGCTCTCCGCAACCTTGGACTCGTGCAGAATGCTTATCAGGCAGGTAGCGCCGATCAGCTTATCACTGGTCAGTTCCAGCCGATGTTTGGTTTCAAAATCCGTGAATCGGCGCAGATTGTTTCGACAACTGCGGGCACAGGTTCAGGCGCAACGACCAACAACGCAGGATATGCCGTTGGCACCACGACGATCACTCTTGCATCTGCCGGTACAGGTACGCTGCTTGCCGGTGACTATGTTACCTTTGCCGGTGACAGCAATATCTACTGTCTCACTTCCGGTTCTGCCGACGTTTCTGCCGGAGGCACAATTACTCTTGCGGCTCCCGGTCTCAAGGTTGCAATGTCTGCCGCTACCAAGGCGATTACCGTCAAGGCAGCGAGCAAGCAGAACCTTGCGTTCGAGCGTTCGTCCATTGTCGGTGTTGTGCGCCCTCCGCTGATTCCTGCCAATGCAACCATTGATCAGCTTGAGGTTACCGACAGCAACGGAATGACCTACCTGATGCTTGACATTCAGCAGTACGGACAGCGCACGATGGAACTGCATCTTGCTTATGGATTCAAGGCCGTAAACCCTGAGTTCATCAGCACGATCCTTGCATAATAATCGGGGCGGGACTCAAAATCCCGCCCCTTTTCTCACGTTGACAAGGCGGATCAAGTGGCGTATACTGGCGGTGTCGGAACATATCTCAAGGCTGCGGACATTACCGAAAATCTCGCCGCTGCGTTTATGGCGCTTCCCGGCGCTGATCTTGCCGTATACT